GGCCACATTGGCCGACGTGTTCCCGTCGGCGCCCAGATCCACGAATGAAATCTCGCCCAGCGTCGCCTTCCTGACGACGTTCACGGGGCCGGAGAAGTCCCGGCCGTTTACCAGGGCGGACTGACCTTCTTTGATGAACTCGAACTGCTCGACCGACGCCCCGATGCTCGCCTGCCAGGGAAATCCGTTCTTGGCGTCGGCGACCACCTCGCGGGCGACCTGGCCCGTGCAGGAGATCACGCCCGCGGCGACGAGCTGACCGGCCTCGACGCGAATGCTCTCGGCGTGGCCGATGCGCGCGCCGTGCGACTCTCGGATCGGGGCGTTCTGCCGCGGGACAGCCAGCCCGGCAAGGTCCACGACCACCGGGTACCGCCAGCCGGCCACCCGCATGGGCCCGCCGGTGTAGGCGACCATGCTGAAGCGGGGCAGGGCGGGCTTGCCATCGCCGGCATCGGCGCCGGCGGTGATGTCCATCTGCGCCGTGAGTTCCAGCCGCTCAGGCGGCTTTTGATTGAGGGGTGTCTTGTTCGTCTTCATCTTCTTCATCTTCCTTGTCTTGATCCTGGGGCGGACTGGCCGGCGCTGTCTGCGCCACCGTCAGCCCCAGTTCCTTCATCAGAGCCACTTCCTTGGCCCGCTGGCGAAGCTCGGTCTCCCAGTCCTTGCCGGAACGGGCGTACTCGGCCGCCAGAGTGGTGGTGTTTGACGCCAGACGGGTCGCCTGCGCATTGGCTTCCTTGGCCGGGTCCACGTGCTCGTGGCCATCCCAGAACCACTGGTGCGATGCGTCTGCGATCTGGCCCAGGTCGATCCCGAACACCTTCACGGCCTCAGCCAGCCAGGCTTCGAGAATGCGGTCCAGGATGACCGACTCGACATGCGATTGCTCGACGCGGATGCTCTTGTAGTAGGTCTGGTGATCCAGGCGCCCCGAGGCGTAGTTGTAGCCCGATGAATTGCAGGCCGCGATGTTGTAGGGCATGTTCAGGCAGCGGGCGATCTCATTGAGGATCTCCCGCTTGAACATGTCGTAAGTGGTCGCCGGCTGCTCGGCCTTGATCTGCGTGGGCTCCCAGCCCTCCGGCGTGAAGACCGCCATGTTCGGCGAGAACTCCATCTCCGTCATGGGCTCGACTTCCGCCGCTTCCCCGCCAGCCGGGGCGTTGGTCTTCATAAGCACGGCGATGTTGGCGGCGCTCTCGGCCGCGCCGATCACCGCCAGCGTGTACCTCCGGAGTTGCGCAAAGAGCGGCAGCGCCGGCAGGATGTCGGGCAGGCCCCGACGCTGACCTGGACGGTCGGCGCGGAACCAGTGGATCACGCTGTCGGCCCGCACGCGTTCATAGTCCAGGCTGGAAACGGCTGCGCCGCTACCGGGATGGGCCTTCAGGATGTGGTAGGCGGCCGGGTTGCCAAACGGGTCGAACTCTATACCGTCCACGGCCAGTTCCGCCCCCAGGACGCCCAGCTTCGCGCTCGGCGTGGCGACCTGCTCGGCCTCGATGAGCTTGAGGTCCAGCTTGACGGGCGAGTTGAGATTGTCGTTGCTGAACAGCATCCCGAACGCTTCGCCGTCCTGCGCCCTGGCCATCCGCATGGTGCGGAGCTTGCCGGGTAGGTCCACGACCTTCGCCCAGGCCATGAACTCGCGTTCGATTATCTGATTGGTCTTGCCCGAGTCGCCCTCGGTGAGCCCTGTCGAACCGGTCAGCATCTGGAGACGCGGCCCTGTGCCGGTCACGTCGTTGGCCAGGGTCAGGACGATCCCGCGAGCGTAGCTGTTGTTTGCCACCTCGTAGCGAGCTCGGTTGCGAAGCGTGCGGCGGACAGCAGGGCTGGCTGCGGCGTCGGCAGACAGACCGTCAGCGTTGGCCCAGTGGCGCCTGTTGTCGGCATTGGTCTGGGCGGAGTCAAACTTGGCGCGGACCATCAGGCCGTGGGGCCTTGCCCGCTCATCTCGCCTGCCCAGGATGTTCTTAAGCCAACCGAGCATTTTTCACACTCACACAGCTCCAGGGGGAACGATCTTCACGCGACAGAACGCCTTGCGGGGATCGGCGGTGGCACGCTTGCCGGCCAGGTGCTTGTCGGCGGCGATCTGATCCGCCAGCGAGTGCTGCTGGACCGTCACACCGTCCACCGTAGCCTGCTTGGGGCCGAGGGCGTTGGCCGCGATTGCGATTTCGATGTCCGTGTCTGCCATAGCGTTTCTCAAGCAGGCAACCGGCCGCGCGAGCCAAAGAAAAAAGGCTCCCTGGAGTCTTGGCTCCAAGAAGCCTTCGTATCTTTGGCAGCGCCCCGGGGATCAGCCGGTGCGTCGCGCGTCCTGGTTGTCTGATAGTATTATCCTTCTCCCATGGCCTTCTTCAAAGCATTACATGCTCTCCAAGCGGGCCTTCTGGGAGGCCGTTTTCCATATATGGAAAGAATCTTCATCACGGCTGGCCCACCGCCCGCTCGCACGTCGTCATCCGCTGTCCGCAATGCCGACAGCGGCGATACCGGATGATCATTCTGTTGACCTTGCGCGTGTGGTCGACCATGAAGTGCCGACAGCCGCACTTGCGGCATTCCAGGCCGTTGCTCGTTTCTGCGGCGGGCCAACTCTTCCGGGTGCTCATAGATTCGGCCATGGCTATCTCCTCAGCAGGTCTTCCTGCGTGTATTTCTTCCGCTGGCGCATCGGTGCGGCTTCGCCGGCGGGCTTGACGCCGACCATGCTGGCCGCCGCGGCGCAGCCGACCATACAATCGAACCAGTGGTTATCGGGCCGCGTCGGCCAGGGCGACCACTCGCGGACCACGCCCCCCGGGCCTATGACCTCGACCCACTTCTCCGAGCGGGCTATATGCTCGGCGATCAGTTCGTGGTGACGTCCATCACTGCCGAACAGACTGATGCAGCCCCGGTCGCCGGCGGCGGTCAGAAAACCTTCATGCACGAACCGCTTCCAGTAGTTCACATCCACCAGCACGTGCTGGAACTGGCCGGTCTTGCGGACGTTGGGGATGTACCAGTAGTGCCCAATGGTCTCGCCGGGCCTGCGGGCATACTCGGCGATGGGCTTGCGGCTGGCGCGGAGGCCGACGCCCTTGGCGAGCATCATCACCGCGCCGCCGGCCTTCTGCTTCACGTCGGCGACGATGCCGGGCTTGTAGCCCATGTCCACCAGCAGACGCTCGATCCGCATCAAACTCCCGCCCCGGCTCCAGTCGCGGTTCAGGTACGCCGAGACGAGTTGTTCCAGCCCCGCGTGGATCGCCCCGTCGGTGCCCGCGCGGGGGAACGCATTGCCCAACGTCCGCGTGGCGTCGGCCAGCGTGAAGGCCAAGCGCCGCTGGTCGGGCATCGTGCCGTAATCGATGATGTAGCCCGTGAACGTCTCCTCCCAAGCGCAGACCGCGTAGAACAGCACCTCCTTGTGGATGTCGATGAACATCGTCAGCTTCGTGCAGGCCGGCGGTATTTCGCCGCGCTTGAACCCGCTGGTCTTCTCCATCACCTGGTCGGCCGTAAGGACCTGATCGCTGGTCTGCTGGAGGGATGGTTCGTTCTGGTACTCTGCCGCGAAGGCCTCGGGCCCGACCTTCTTCCGCAGGTTCATCGCGTGCTGGATCGCGCTGATCTCGCCGCTCTTGGCGTCGTAGCGAGCCTGCCACGCGATCTGTGCATCGGCGTCCATGGCCGCCTGATTGCGGCGGTAGAACTCGGTGGCCGGGGCCTTGCCATCGCTGCGGCGGACCTCGAAGTACTCCTCCCATGCCTTGTCGTTCGTGGGGAAGGAATACACCAGGCGGGTGCATTCGCTGTCCCACTCCGGATACTCATCGCGGTCCAGCACCGTGTCGGCCAGGTCGCCCTCGTACATCTTCGTGCAGGTCATCAGCGCCGAGATCTGCTCGCCCGGGCCGGCCATGCCCAGGACGTCGCCATTGAGCAACTCCAGGCGCTTATGGGTCTGATCCACCGACCGCGCCGAGTCGCGGGTCTGCGGGTCGTCCAGGAGGACCAGCGACGGGCGGATGATCGAGCCGTCCACGCGGGT